AACTCGCACCGCTTGTGCGAGAAAGATCCAGCTATTTCCAAAACGGAAACAACTCGCACCAATCATGCGAACTATCCGGAAATCCCGAATAGTTGAACTAACAAGGATTACTCGTAAGTTGCCTGAAAGGAGGTGAACCATGCACCACTCCAGACAGCGTGTATCTATGAGGTTGGATGATCTCTTGGCGATCCAGTCGCACAATATCGCAGTCATCGGCCTGATCGAAGAAGCGAAGATCAACCGCTCCAACAAATCCCTTGACGTGATCCAGCAAGAAGCTCAGACGAACAACGGTATCATTATGAAGTACGATCCCTTATTTCGATTCGACACCTTGAGATCAAGACAGCGCAGAGGCAGGAAGCAGGAAAATCTATTCTGAGGAGGTGTGGCAATGGACTACAGGCAGAACGTGATCAATACGTACAATGGTATTTTGAAGACGTGGAATCGGTTACCCAGAACCAACAAGGAAGCTAAGTTTGCGGTGGACTTTGCAAAAGCCGTTGTTGGCATGAGCCGTGTGTATCAGATACCGCTCAAGGAGTTCTACTCATGACCCCCGGACAGTACAAAGGCCTTGCGAAGTGCATGATCGAGATGGGTTTGTTTGATGACATTTTCAACAGAAAAGGGGCCGCTCCGTCAAGCAACCCCCCAACAAAAAACCGCAACTCAATTATATCACAAAATCTCTCAAAAGAACAGACCCGATCAGATCGTGACCATGCAAGACCTCCTTTCTCAGACAGAGATTTTCCCCCTACAACATTCTCCCGCCTTGCGAATGGCGCGGGCGGGAACTTTTTAAGGAGAGAGCAATGAGCACAATGACAAAAAATACTCTGGAAATGACCTACGAAGAATGGAAATCGGAAAGACGTAAAGGGATCGGTGGATCGGACGCAGCGGCTGTGTTGGGAATGTCTCGTTGGAAGTCTCCCATGAGGGTGTATCTGGAGAAGATCGGTGAGATCGACAACGATGTTGCTGGCGAGGCTGCTTACTGGGGAAATGTTCTGGAAGATGTGGTGGCCAAGGAGTTTTCTAAGCGTACCGGCAAGAAGGTTCAGCGGGTGAACAGGATTCTGATCAACTCGGATTACCCTTTTATGATTGCGAACATAGATCGCAGGGTAGTTGGTGAGGATGCAATCTTGGAGTGCAAGACCACAAGCGCATGGAATAGCAAGGAGTGGTTTGATGGGGAGATCCCCCAGGAGTATATCATTCAGGTGATGCACTACATGGCGGTTACCGGCGTTTCGAAGGCGTATATTGCGGTTCTGTTGGGCGGGAATCAGTTCCAATGGAAAGAGGTTCCCCGGGATGATGAGTTGATCGATCTGATGATTCAGAGAGAGATGGATTTCTGGAAATGTGTGGACTCTGGCAATCCTCCTGAAGATAAGAGCGGAGCACCGGATGATTATGCGAAGGTGCTTGCGATGATCTATCCCGAATCTACAGGTGATGAGATTGAGCTGCCTCCTACTTTTGAGGAGTTGGTTGAGAAGCTCCAAGGTGTTAAGGAGCAGATCAAGACGCTTGAATCGACTCAGACAGAGTTTGAGAATGCGATAAAAGAGAATATGCGAGAATCGGAGCAAGCTCGAGTCGGGCGTTTTCGGATCGGGTGGAAAGGGGTTTCAACTCGGCGTTTTGATACGAAAGCTTTCGAGAAGGATCAACCGGCGATGTATGACCAGTACGTGAAAGAATCTGCATACCGCAGGTTCACCATAAAGGAGGCGAAGGTATGACTCAAAAAATTGAGGAGATGAAGAGTAAGCTGGCGAATGGCAATGGCGATAAAGCGGAGATCCAGAGCAAGAAGCCTATGAACCCTTACCAGAACATTCAGCATTTGTTGGAGAAAATGAAAGGCGAGCTGGCGAAGGCTTTGCCGAAGCATATTACCGCTGAACGGATCTCCAGAATAGCTCTTACTGAGGTGAGGAAGAATCCTGATCTGTTGGAGTGTTCGGTGCCTTCTCTGCTTGGAGCTATTATGGTGTCAGCGCAATTGGGTTTGGAGCCCGGCATACTCGGTCACGCCTACCTGATCCCGTATTACAACAGCAAAACCCGCTCCAAGGAGGTTCAGTTTCAGATCGGATACAAGGGCATGATCGATCTTGTGCGCAGATCCGGAGAGGTGAGATCGCTCGATGCTCATGAGGTGTGCGAAAATGATGAGTTTGAGTATGAGTATGGGATCAATCCAATTCTCCGGCATAAGCCGAGTATGGAGTATCGTGGAAAGCCTTACTGCTATTACGCTGTCGCCACGTTCAAGGATGGAGGATACGCTTTTCTGGTGATGGGAATCAACGATGTGGAGAACTATCGTAGACGTTCCAAGAGCCCGGATAAAGGTCCATGGGCTACTGACTATGACGCTATGGCGAAAAAGACGGTGATCAAGCAGCTGTGCAAGTTCTTGCCTTTGTCAATTGAGGTTATGCGGGGACTTGTTCAGGATGAGACAACCAAGAAAGATCACCAGGATGTTCTGGATGCTCAGGATGAGACGGACTGGATCGATATCACCGTGCCTGAGGCGGTATCGTCGAACGAAAACGAATAGTTGCGCTTACCCCGGCTTGTAACGTTACGGGTCGGGGTTTTTCTTTGGAGGTGAGACATGCCAGAAGTGAAATGGGTCAAGCTATATACAGACTTTTTTGATAACAGGAAGATCCGCTTTATCCGCTCCATGCCTGATGGAATCGAGATCATTTATCTGTGGTTGTTTCTGCTTGCCAAAGCCGGTGCGATCAACGATGACGGGTGTGTACACGTGACAGAAGACATCCCTTACACCACAGAATCCCTTGCGCACGAAGTCAACTTGCCACATAACACTGTAAAAATGGGCGTTGAAATACTTCGCAAAACAGGGTTGCTTGAAAAAGAAGGTTTGCAGATCGGAAAATGGGAGCAGTACCAGAATGTTGTGGGTTTGGATCAGATCCGAGAACAAACGAGAGAACGTGTAAGACGGTATAGGGAAAGAAAGCGGCTAACTTCAGATAAATCAGACGAGAAGCCAGCTCTGACAGATGGCACCAAAACCAGTAACGTTACATGTGACGCTACAGAAACGTTAAGTAACGCTCCTAGAAGGAGATATTTAGAAGAAGATTTAGATCTTAGAACTAAGAATAAGACTTTAGAAGGGAAAAGAGACAATACAGAGTCTTTCGACTCCTGTTCGCTTGACGCGAACTCTGCTCGTGATCGAATCCCCTACCAAGCTATTGCAGACGCTTACAACCAGATCTGTGTGAGCTTAAAGCCCATTCAATCTCTTACCAGCAAACGGAAACAGCATATCAGGGCACGGATGAAACAACTGCCTGACATAACCAATTGGGAGACGCTTTTCCACAAGGTGGAATCATCGACTTTCCTGAAAGGCGACAACAAGCGTGAATGGGCTGCTGATTTCGATTGGATCGTGAAGAATGAGCAGAACGCAATTAAGATCCTGGAGGGGAAATATGATGACGCTGCAGACGGTGGCGAAGCCAGGATGAAGCAAAAGTATGCGGGTCTGATTCAATTCATGGAAGACGAAGAGGAGGAAAAACATGCTGAGCAAGAAGGCTTTCAGTACAGCCATGGCAATGCTGGCCAATTCTTTTGAGCGGTTTGAGAAAGTGGTGCAAGATGATCAGAAAATGCTTGTGTGGTACAAGTTTCTGGAAGATATGGACGACGGCCCTTTGATGGATGGTGTGATGAGTTATGTGAGAACCTGCAAATATGCCCCTACGGTAGCGGAAATACGAGAAAGGGCGTTGGCGCTCCAGGAACCGACGCTCAGTGCAGAAGAAGCCTGGGGGATTCTGGTTCGTGACGTTAGGAGACTGGGTTTTGACAGAGAGCCGGTTTATCCTGATTGGAGAATGGAAGGAGCCAAGAACTCGATCGGCTGGGGAACTGTTTGCGATATGACAGAAGACACAAAGGCCGCCACAAGGGCGCATTTTATGAGGATCTATCAATCATACGAGAATCGGGAGCGGATGACAAGTTCAACAAAAAGCCCTGTGGTGAAGCAGTTTGCTTCCGATCTCGCAGATAAACTGACCCGGAAGGAACCGCAATATGTCAAGCTGGAACTACCCGGAGAAACGCCTGTTTTTGTTCTTGCAGACGAATACGATCGGATCAAGGAGCTTGAAGCTGGAAAGGCGGTGGGGGAATAATGTGGGTAAAACACGTTGAAAGCGGATTGATCAACACAGACCATCTGGTGGAGATTCATACGGTTTTTAAGTATGGCGAGTATGTGGTTACTGGATACGATATTTTTGATCGAGAGTACACGCTTGTAGACGGGCTTGAAACTGTCGAACAGGCAAACGAGCATTTGGAGAAATACTACACAGAATGGGAAAAGGTGGCAGAGGAATGATGGACAAACGTGGCAAAATCATGCAAATGCAGCTTTTTATCAGTGAAGCGGAGGATGAAGAATGAAACTGACAATAGACGCAAAGGATCTTGCGAAGGTGACCAAGCTCGTATCGGGCATTATTGTATCGAAACCTGTCAAGCCTATTTTGGGATGTGTGCTATTCAAAGACGGGCACTTATATTCAACCGACATGGAGACCACGATCAAACAGAAACTGCCGTGTGAGTTCGAGGGTGCTGTGGCGGTGGATGGAAAGAGGTTGGCGAGTATTGCCGGTACTCTTAAAGGCGAGGTCGTCATCGAGCGCGAGAATGAAAAGATGGTCTTGTTGATCAAAGCGGGGAAAACGCGACTTGAGATGCCAATAATGGACGAGCTGGATTATCCCCCTGTTGACTACAAGGAAGGCGAGACATTCACCATGAACGGGAGCGCGTTGAAAGAGATCTTGAACCACGTGGTGTATGCCTCTTCGACGGATGAGTACATGAAAAACCTCAACACAGTTTACTGGGAAGCCGTGGATGATAAGACGCGCTGGGTGACAGCAGACGGGTTCAGGTTGTCGTTGTATGAGACCGGTATGTTTGGGGAACCTTGCACACGGCTCGTATCATTGAAAACGGTGCATAACTTGCTCAAGGTGTTGAATGACGAACCTATCAAGATCGGATTTGTTAGCAGTAAGATGTCTTTCAGCATGGGAGATACCACCGTGTATTCCAGAGTGAGTGATTTCAATTTTCCGGACTATCAAAAGGTGCTGCCAGGATCGTTCGAGGTAGGGATCACAGCAGACAAAACCGCGCTTATCGCAGCGTTGCAAATTATCCAACAGGTGGTTGGAGGCACGGGAGAAGCGGCAAAGCTCGAGGTGTTGGAAAACGAACTGATCATTACCGGGAAAAGCACAGACGCAGGAGTGGCCGAGACGAGAGTGGATATTGACAACATGAACCTTGGAGCGATCAAGATTGCGTGTAACCCGCTGTTTCTTCTCGATGCCATCAAGCATACCGACACCGAAGATGGTAAGATCCTGCTCAGGTTCACCGACAGCAAAGGCCCGGTACAGA